TATATACGAAATAATCAATAATATAGTTATGGCAAAATATGTAAGTTTAAATGAGAATGCCGGTATATTTCATGATATAGCTTCTGGATTTACCGTTTACAAGGGTGAAATAAAGGAGCTTACTGTGAAAGCACAGGCTTCTAATAAAGTTAAAAAAGCAATCCTTAATGGACATTTAGTGTATGCTCAACCTGAAGTTGAGGATAATAATATTGAGA